ACCCGCAACTGCGGCCTGATCAACACCCACCAATGAGTATTCTGCATCGCGCTTGATTTCTTTCAGTGCTTTCGCCATCTGGTGTGCTGTTTCTTTCGCACGACCATATGTTCCGATTGCATCCGCAGTTGCAGATACTTGGAAACCTTTAGTCAAGATTTGTGTGTTGTTTGTACGCTCAACCGCGTCGATCAATGAACCCATTACGGCATCAGCGCCTTCAACGGCTGCGTTTGAACCTGCTGCTGCAAGTGAATCCTCGAGCCAGGAGAATGTACGTGCTGACACTTTCTCGTCTTTGAACATTGTGAACGCAGGTGTGTCGAAAGGTGTGATGTCAGAGATGATGTCTGCAACAGACTCTTTCTTACCGACCTGATCGTATGTTGTATATGTAGCCATAGGTTTAAATCCTTCTGTTAGGCAAGATTGGGGTTAGTCTTCCCAACGCGACATAAGTAAATCTGCAATGTCATCCGTATCGCCACCGTAACGAGGATTACTGCGCAACTTGGCCTGAGCCTGTTGTTGACGCTTAGTCTTCATCGTTGTTTTGGAGGGTGGTGATTTCTTAGAACTCAAGACCTTTGTCTTGCTCGACTTGGATTTCGTCACTTTCGCCTTCGCTTTCTTTGATTGCGCTGACTTCTTGGACTCGTCGTAGAGTCGGGCTTTGTTGATTAACATGATGACCGTTGGGTCTGTGTATTGATCAACTTGTTCTTGAGGCAGACCTGATTTGACTGCATAGGAACGAATGTCATTGTACAATTCGTTACCCCATTCGAACACGAACACAATCTTGTGCCGCCTTCTGCATCGCTTGCTGCTGGTTGGATTGCAGTTCACCTAGAAGACTTTGACTTTCTTCTTTGAGGAACTTTACATCCTCTTCGGCCTGACGTGCGTCTTGTCGCAGTTGTGCAAACGTCTCTGCATCCATCTGCTGTGCCGCTAGTAACATATCCATCTCTGAATACGGTGCTAGTCGGGCTTCTGCACGTTCTAACATTTTCTGGTATGCCATTTGCGTCTTTGCGAACTCTTGTTCCGCAACTTTGCGCTGGGCTGCTAAATCTTGAGACTTTTGTGTTAAAGATGCCTCTTGTCCATAAAGACGTTTCAAGTCCTTAACGGATACCTGCTTGTTTTCACCTTTGACGTTGATTTCAACTAGGTCGCCATCAGACACAACAGATGTTTCTTCTGTCTCGTCTTCTTCGACTTCCTCTTGGTCGTCATCCTCGTATTCTTCGGCTTCATCCTCTTCAGGGTCCGTGTCGTCCTCTACTTCTTCTTCAAGGTCGTCATCTTCAAAGTCACCCTCTTCAAAGTCTGTCTCTTCGACTTCTTCGGGTGTTGAATCCTCGTCTTCGACTTCAGATAGGTTTTCACCGTCGTCCCATCGACCTAGGATTGCATCTGCGGCGTCATCTAAATCTAACGCGCGGGGTTCTGAGTTACTGTTTGGGTCGTTTGTCATAGACCTAGTTCCTCTTGGCTGTTGTCGCCTTGAGCCACGATGTTGTCACGCACCTCGACTCTCTGCTTTAGGGTGTTCACCACGTCTGCTATTGCGCGATAGTGGTGGTAGGCTTTCTCACGTTTTGCTGTGTCTTCAGGCTGTGAGTTCACAAACGCAGAGAACGATGTCTCAACGATTGAATCGACGACAGAAGTGAACGCAGGGGCCGATAGTACGGCCTCTGCTTCATCCCCTGCCATCACAAGTTGCTCTTCTTGTGTCGGCATGTATTACCTTTTTGTGGTTAGTTACCCATTCGGGCTTGCGATTGCTCGGACATCTTCGGCACGTTTCGCAATCTCCAACTCTTCGTAGTTGACTGCTTCTTTGTGCGCTTGTTGTGACTCTTGTAGGTCCAACTTGTCCGACTTTAATGCGTAATCTTGTTGTGTCTTGAGTTTCTCAAGTTCCAACTTCATCTGCGCAATCTGTGCGTCAGTCTGTGCCTTCATTTCGGCAACTGCTGTCTGACGTTCTTGTACCTCAAGTTGCTTCTGCGCCATTTGCATCTGCATCTGTGAGGCTGGGTCTGGTTGTTGTGGTGGTAGTGATTGTGGATCGACTAGGTAGTCGGCAACATTCTTAATGCCACTCTTGTCTAGGATAGCACCAAGCATTTTGTACTTCTGCTGTGGTCCGTACATCTGCTGTAGTGATGGGTCCGCACTAAACAACTGGTGGAACGCTAGATGCTTCTGAATCTGCGTCTCCTGTTCACCATATCCCAAGTTAAACTCGACCATTACGTCACGCTTGTCTGACCATTGTGACGGTGAGATTTTGACGTACTGTCCCGCTAGTTCAACAATCTTCTCCATCGTCTCGTTCTCTACACACAACTGGTAGACAAGGTTGAACAATGGTTTCAGGAAGTTGTTAGCGAAGTTACGTGCAATGATCTTCTGACGCTGTTGGCTCATAGTTGCCAACTGTTCGACCATAGCCGCTGAGTTCTGCTTCGAGATAGCATCCTTGTTCAAGCCCTGAGATAGACGTGAGACACCAGAAGTGTCTTCTTTGTCTTCGTCCAGCATTTGGATTGTCTGGAAGATGAAGGGGTTGAGGGATGCTTGAGGCATTGGGTTGATTGCATCTGGACGTGTGACGTTCACGATACCACCGACACGATTGTCGATAAGTTCACGTGGGTTCGTCAAGCCACCTTTGACCACAGTGTAGCGAGGGTTGTTTGTTACCATCGCGTGGTCGAGGATTGAGCGTGTCAACACAGTCCGTGCGTTCTGAATAGCAATCAACTTGTCTGCGAAGTTGTTACCGTGGAACGCGTGTGGGATCGGTAGCGGAACAAAGGCCACGAAGGGCATACGTGTCACAATGTCCTTAGACAGCATGACGTTTCCTACCTTCACAACACGATACAAGTCAGTTGTTCCTGAGCCGTCTGGGTCTAGTGGTAGATATGCCTCTACGACTGTCACCTGGCGTGATTGATTTTGGCTGCCTTTGGTCGAGAAACCACGACCTGAACCAATGTCATCGAAGCGTGATAGAACCTCTGGATCAGTGTCGAAGTCATTGTCCTCGTCACTAATGTCCATCACCAAGTCTTCGTCATAGCCCATCTCAATTAGTTCTGAGATTGTCTTGCGTGTGCGGTGTGCAACAAAGGACGAAGTTTCCATTGAACGACACTGTGGCTCAATCAAGAACTCTTCAGGGGCAACGGCTTCGATCTTGACCTGTGAGGTGTCACGGAACACACGCAGTTCGCCTGTGTATAGGCCAAACTCGTCCTCCACGATCTCCTCAATCTCAACCATGTCGTCTGCCAAGATTGCGTCTAGTTCCTCTTCGGTGAGGTCTTCAACGTACTCTAGGTGACTGTCTGACTGTTGTGACCAGTAGACCTTCGCAACACCTGCACGTGCAATCAGACCATCGTGAATGACTGTCTGCATGACCTCGAACAAGTTGTTCTGACGGTGTAGGACGTAATCAGTGTACTCTGTGCAAACTTCTGCCATTAGGACGTCTTCTGGTCCCTGCGGTGAGAAACGAAGCGTACGGTTTCCCGTACTGAATGTTTCCAACAGTGCTGCCTTCATACTTTCGACTGCATCGTACACGTCCTGAGACACGTACTTACTGTTACCATCGTGCGCCGGTTTCGGAAGTTTTGCTGAGTAGTAGTCCATGACACGTGAGCGTTCACGGCTTAGTTCACTATCAGCATAGCCAATCGACATTCGTAGGTTGTTATCTACGATTGAGACGATCTTCTCGTCATCAAGTTTTTTAAGTTCTTTCATCGTTAAACCATCTCAATATATAGATCATCGACTGCCTCTATGGGTTCCCAAGCACCCTCATGGATGTGGTTGGCTAGTGCCAAACTCATTACACAGTCATCGAAGCATCCAGACTCAGCTTCCATCCCACCGCTGTTAGTCACGATGTAGGTAAGCATCTCTCGGATAGTTACTTTGTCGTTAAGTTCGATTGTTCCCTCTCGAACCGCAGCCCTGAGTTCGTCAACGACTAGAGGCTTTGTTTTGGATGTGGTGGTGAAGCCAAGTTTGACAGTCTCTTTGTCTGTGAGTTTGTCCACTTGTATTTCAGTGTAGAAGTTAGGGTACGCCATGTCTTTACCGAGACGTGTACACGTAAGGATACCGTGGCTGTTGTTCTCCACGATGATCAGGCCGAAGTTAAAGAACTCGCCCAACTTGAAGAGAACTTTAGCAAAGTAGTCTGGGTGTACTTGAGCGCGGTATGTAGCGACCTGTCGCTTTTTGCTGTCCAAGACTTGCGCCACGGACCAGTCACCGCCTCTAACACCCATCGCAACGTCTGCACCTATTGTGTATCTCTCACCTGAGTCCCACTTTCGGTACATCGTCAGTTCACCACGGACGTTCTCTAGCCACTCGTCACCTTCTAGTGCCAAGTTAGCAATCGGATCTGGTGATTCACCGATACGTTCCTGAAGTGCCTCTGGGTTGAACACAGGACGACCTGTGGTCAAGAAGGCTTCTTCTGGTTCTGCTGGGTATTCCTGTTTGAAGAGGTCGATGCCGTTCTGTGCAACCTTACGTCTACGGAACATAAGTTGCCCATCGTCTAGGTCGTACTTATCACACAGTTCTTGCTCTTCCGGTGTTCTCTCGAAGTTCTCTGGCACTGGTTCCCGATACTCAGGGTCCATGAACCACGGAATGAACACAGGCACGTAACCATTCGTACCCTCTACCGCACCTTTCCAAAGGTCGTAGAAGATACCACTGACACCATTCGCTGTACTTTCGACAAAGATTGCTGTGCCCTTCTTGTTAGGCACCGCTTGTGTCAGACCGTTCCAGTTCTCAAGTGCTGTAGACTTGGACCAGAACGCAAGTTCCGAAGCGTGAACATGGGTAAGCGTTTCACCACGTCCGATACTCTCACCACCCGCTGTAGCAACCACATACGAACTGTCCAACACGTCAAACGTAAGTTCTCGGCGTGATGAATACTTGGTGTGTGGCTTTAGTAACTCTGGGCAGTTCTCGTGGTAACGCTTGGTCATATCGAACAAGGCTCGGGTACTGTCGCTGTGGTGGGTAATCACCATTGCCTTACACGCTTTGCGCTGAGACACATTGTGATACAGATACCCACCCACATACGTTGACAGACCTTGCTGTCGGGCCTTGAGAATAATGATCCGAACTTTGCCTTCGCTTGCAATCTGTTCCTCAACCGCCTTTTGCAAAATGCGCTGGGCTGGCTTGAGTTTCAGAGGACGAATGTCTCCGTCCTTGGTTCTGATTTTGAGTGCGGCTTTGGCATAAAAGTCGAAGTCGTGCTTGCGGACTTCTTTAAGTTTCTGGTCCATTTTGCTCTTCTTCGTCGTCGCTGTCCAAGAGCGATTCCAAGAAGGCTTCGGCCTTACCAATAGTAACTTCGCTCTTTGCAGCGGGTTTTGTTTTCGTAAAGTCTAGGACCATACGCGCGGCTGTTAGGCGGTCACGGTTTTGTCCGGGTTCCCGCATGATTTCTACGGCTGCTTTCAGAGCCTCAATCGCGTATTCGTCATCAATGTTGTTATCTTTGGTCATCTTAGCAACAATCCTTTCGGCGTCTTTCTTTGCCTGTTCTCTGATTGGTGTAATGGCCTCCAATGTGTACCCATCAGGTGTTCCCTTTGGACGACCCGCGTTTTTGCGTCTTTTGGTTGACCACTGTTTTCTTAGTGCTCGACCTTCCTCGGTTTCCATCAGTTTTGCGAAGTAGTTTTTCTTC